ACCCGGCGAAGAACAGTATGTTTATCGGAAACGCAAGATTGAAGAAATCCGCTCCCTCATCCCCTCCCCCACCCCTGAATCCCCGAAGGACGGAGGCTGACGTGGGGAAGAAAAGGGTGGTGCATAAGTTCGGGCAAGAGAAATCAGATTACTGGCATCTTTACTATACCGATCATTATCCATCGTCGCGGGGGCCTAATTATTCGGATAAGTGGAGTTCCGTAACGTGCAAGCGGTGCTTGGCAGTACGTAAAAAAATGGAGGAGTTGATTTTTTCCAGGATACGTAAAAAGAGTCAAGAGAACAATCAAAGGGGGTAGTCGGTGGCTCGTATACGCTCCGTTAAGCCCGAACTATTCTTTGATGAGGAATTGGCGAGTCGAGATATATGGTGCCGATATTTTTTCATTGGGCTTTTCAACCAAGCGGACAAGGCTGGACGCATGGAGGACCGGCCGGCTCGTCTAAAGGCAAATATTTATCCGTACGATGAGTTTGACGCTGAGAGAGCGCTAACTATTCTGTCCCCAAAATTTATCAGGAGGTATGAGGTTGAAGGAAGGAACTACATACAAATCAACGCTTTCTCCAAGCACCAGAGGCCCCACCATACCGAAGCTGATAGCATTATCCCTCCGCCACCAAAACACGATAACGGTGAGTTACCCGTTAAGGAACGGTTAGAAACCGCTGGGGTAGGGGTTGGGGTAGGAGGTGGGGTTGGGGTAGGAGAGTGTTCAGGCGGCAAAAAATCCGCCGCCAGAACCGTCCCCATGCCGGAAGAGTTGGCCAAAACAATGCCATCACTCAGAAGAGTGCGCCTGGACAATCCAGGGGAGCTTTTCAGCTCATGGAGCCAAGCCTACCCGGATGTTGGGATAGTTCAGGAATTACTCAAGTGCGACGCTTGGGCTGTCACGAAGAAAGTAACAAGGTCCGCACGTGGTTGGGCCAGGACTATGAACACCTGGCTATCGAAAGAGCAGGACAAACGAACGGGGGAGGGCCGCGCCAAAAGCGGGCAGCCTCTCCAAAACGCCAAGGATCATTTAAGGCGGCTAGGCACATGCTGAACCCGCACGAAGCAGAAGTTGCGGTCATAGGGTCGTGCCTATGCGAAAGAGAAAGCCTCCAAACCGCCCTCGCCGTGCTTTCCCCGGAGAACTTCCAGGATGCACGGGCGGGCGAGGTGTTCAAGCGGATGTCTGAGGAAATCTCCCTCGGTCGCCCTGTGGACATCGTGACTGTAACGGAGAAATGGGCTGGAGATTCCGACTTGGTGAAGTGGCTTTTTGACTGCACCAACAAAGTCCCCAGCGCTTTGCATGTGGCCCACTACGCGGACATCGTATTTCGGGCATGGGCTGAGAGGAGGTTAGCCGCGGCTGCTCGCAGGGTATCGGAGGAGCCGGACAACGAGGCTTTTCGTGAGTCTGTCCGGGAAGCTTTGGTCAACGTGGTAAAAACGCAAGGGAGGACAACGGGGATGACGGCAGCGGCTACGGATTATCTTGCTGAACTCGATAAGAGGTCCCAGGGGGTAGGGAAGGTGTATCGATCAGGACTTCCCACGCTCGACAGGATGCTCACGGCCGGCGGGTTGAGACCTGGTCAACTCGCGGTCGTCGGGGCAAGGCCTGGGAAGGGGAAGTCGTCCCTTCTCATCCAGTCCGCCATGAAGTTTGCCGAGGATGGGTCTAAGGTTCTGTTTTTCAGCGCCGAGATGACGGTGCCGGAAATCATGGACCGCATGACCGCCATCAAATCCGGTATTCCGTTGCACGTCCTTGGGACAAGGAACTGGGTCAAAGACAAGGAGCGAATTGTCGCCATAGTTTCTCAAGTCCACCGCTTGCCAATTACCTTCAACATCGGGGGGATGTTTTCTCTCTCCCGAATCGTTGCGGACGTTGAGGCGTTTTCCCCGGACATCGTGATACTGGATTATCTGCAACGCTTCTCCGTTCCGTCGGGCAAGGAAACAAATCGGGCATCATTCTTCTCGGACATAGCCAACGGGCTCAAGTCTGTCGCCATGACGAAGAGAATCGTGGTCTTGGCGGCGTCACAACTTGGTCGTGCGGTTGAGTTTCGGGAGGAGAAGCAGCCATGCATTGCAGACCTCAAGGAATCGGGGGGGATCGAGGAGGCCGCGGACATTGTGGTCTTGCTCTATTTCCCAGTTAACCCGGATTCCCAAAACAAACGGGACGGTCACTTGATCGTCGCCAAGCAGAGGAATGGACCCACGGGCCAAATACCCATGATGTTTTTCGGGGACACAACGGTATTCAGGGAACCCACAGATGAAGAACCGATCCCGTATTGAACACCCGGCGGAACGTCTGATCGTCCGTTGGATGGCATGGCGGGAATGGGACGAAGGAGCGGAGCAAGAAATAAGAGCGATCCTGCAACAAACAGAATCGGAGGAACCATGCCCAAGCCTAAGCGCCTGATGATCTGCCCGGACAAGAAGTGTTTCTATCGTAAAGAGTGCGACCACGCAGGGAATCATGTAGAGATTACGCAAATGGAAGGGGATAAATTACCATGCGAAACGGATCAGGGTGATTGCAAGCCCTGCCGGCCCGTCAGGAAGAAGTCATGACGTACGCCGTTATCGGAATCATTTACCTTTCAGCCGTCTTCGCCTTCTTCTTCATCGTAATTTTCATCATGGCAACGGATCGGGTTGTCAGCGAGGAATGCCGCGGTGCCTGGTGGACGATCCCGGTCTTTGCCGTAATTGGTCCACTGGCTTTCCTCGGGGCATTGTTTTGTGAGTGCATCGAATATCTGATCGAAAAGGCCAGGAGGCGAAAATGACCGAGCCCGAGGTGCGGCAGGTGTTCGAAAGCCTCAAGGAGAGGCATCCTAGCTCGCTACAGTTGATTTGGGATGGCTTTGGAAACCTGGAACATGCGGAGATTCACTCGGATCATGGTTTGCTCTGGAAGTGGCCGGCCAATCACCCGGTAAGGGTCAACCTCATCCGCCCATCAAAGTTCTACGGCGCTCAGCACAGTGACTTCAAGGTGGACGGGCCTCCCAACTACCCGACAAGCATGGAATACAGCGGGGTTGTATGAGGGTCTTCGGGGACTGCCGGGGGTTCCTGCGACAGCTCCGCGCCGAGAGACGGGATAAAAGGCGGAAAGAGTTTGAGGCTGTAGTGAAGCGATTGAGGTTGGAATCTCCGGAGGTAAACCCGGTTCGGTTTATTTCTCAAATGAAAGGGATAAGCATTTGGACTGTCTACGAAATTTTATCCGGACGGCGGTAAACCGGGAATCGCCCGTAAAGTATTTACCGATAAGTTACATTGATCCCCCTTGACATATTAGCTAGCGCAAGCTATAATGATGGGGAAGAAAGAAGAACCCGCTGCGGAGCGGAAAACGAGAGAGGAGGATTCAATGACCACAAAAACAGAAGAGAGGCACACGCCCTCCACGATGCTGGAACACGGGCGGGCTATGTCGCGGGCGTACACGGCCATCGCCAAAGCTACGGGGAAGTAGGAGGAGCCTTTCCCCCGCCGGTTCCCTCCTCCGGGATTCCGCACCGGCGGGGACTATTTGGGGGAACGATGAAAAATAAAGCGGCTCAGGCCCTTGCACGATTACGGGCGCAGTCCCTAACTCCTGAGCGCCGGAGTGAGATAGCCAGGAAGGCTGCTAAAGCCTCTGCTCTCGTTAGGTCCGCAAAATCAAAACTGCCCAAAACTGCCCAAAGTTTCCAGAAGTAATTTCCCATTACATGATTTAGAATAAAGCCGTGAGTGGGCGCTGATCCAGGAGGATCGGCTATGTCCCTATTGGCGTCCGCTCACACGTTCGCCGAAACCCTGCCTCTCTTCGAGGGGCGGGGTTATTTTTTTGATGTGACCGTGTTTTCAAACAAAGGGAAATGAAAACGTGCCCTTCAAAAAAGGTGACCCAAAAACAGCAGGACCAGGAAGGCCGAAAGGATCGGGATACATCCAGTTCTGCAAGCAATGGGCTCAAGAGTTTGGATGGGACAGGCTTGCTGACATCGCTGAGGGTAAACCATTCTCTCAAAAAGTCTTCGGAGGGAAAGAAACCGGAGACATCCGAGCAACACTTCCAGCCAGTGAGCATATCCAGTTCGAGGCCACAAAGCTCCTCATCGCCTACGGAGTTGGAAAGCCAAGAGAGTCCCTTGACCTCACGAGCGGGGGCCAAGACATTGGGTCGATGCTCACCGCCGCCCTTGCCCGAAGAAGTGGGACTGAAACTCATCGAGACAGCCCGCCAGGACCCTCCGTGGTACCTCCGGGAAATCCTGGGAATCAACCCGTGGGAGAAACAACTTGAGATTGTCAAAAGCCTCGACGCTCACGAGAAGACGTTGGTGTACTCATGCGTGAGCTCGGGGAAGTCTTTCATTGGGGGCGCACTTATACCCTGGTGGCTGAACAGCCGATGGCCAGCGCGTGTTTTCGTAATCGCACCTACCGAACGACAAATCAAAATCAATTTGTGGAGCGAACTGAGCCGAGTCTATTACGGGACCAAGATTCCATTGGGTGGGGAATTGTTGACCCTGGATTGGAAACTTGGAGATGGTTGGTTTGCGAAGGGATTCAGTCCGAAGGACGCGATGGGAGTCTTCGGTATCCATGGACCGAACGACCTCATAATCTTCGATGACGCTCAAGGCATTCCTAACGAGGTGTTCGACGCTTTTGAAAATGCCAGCGCCGGCGGGACGGCTCGATACCTATTCTTGTGTAACCCCGCTATTGTCAGTGGAGTCATTTACGATGCCATCACATCCAGGCGTGGGGACTTCCATTGCATTCAAATCGATGCTTTTCACACGCCTAACGTCATGGCTGAAAAGGTTGTCGTCCCAGGTCTTCTCATTAAAGAGAAAGTGGACGAGTGGATCAAAAAGTTTGGATGGGACTCCGATTTCGTACGCGTCAAAGTCCGGGCGTTACCACCGAAACAGGAGCCGGATACTCTCATACCGATTGACTGGCTTGAGATGGCCAGGATGCGAGAGGTTCCGAAAACCGAGGGAGGAATCACCATCGGTCAAGACGTGGCCAGGTTCGGGGATGACCTTAGCGTATTGGGGGTCAAGTCCGGCCGTCAATACTTGCCAGAGCGAGCCGAATGGATTCTTCAAGGTAACGATGTCATGCAAGTAACTGGTCGAATGATCCAGACGATATCTGAACTCCGAGCTGAGCGTGTCAACGTGGACGTGATTGGCCTTGGGGCTGGCGTAGCTGACCGCGGTCGAGAGGTGTGCAAGGAGAAGGGAATCCGATGCGACGTAAGGGACGTAAACGTGTCCGAGAAGGCCATGGACGAAGAGAAGTTTGTAAACCGTCGGTCGGAAATGTGGTGGGCGGCTAGGGAGTCGCTTGACCCAAAAAATCAAATTGCCATGTCGTTGGTCGGATGCTCTGAGGACTTGGTAGCCGACCTATCGGCAATGAAATACACGATACGAAGCGATGGCCGAATTGAGGTTGAATCCAAGGATGCGGCCAAGAAAAGGCTCGGGCGGTCTCCTGACAGAGGCGACGCATACGCTATGGCGGTGTTCGAGTCGTACACGGAAGGCACAAGGCCTGCGGCTGCGTTTGCCGCCAATGCAGGAGCGTGGGTTCCTCGGAGACCACCATGGCTTTGAAATATTCCATCCTTGGCAGGATCGCCTTATTGGTTAGGTGGTTCAGACTTAAGGTGTCTGGAACCACAGTGGGCGAGGCGCTCGGTGGTCTTGGTGTTCCCGATAATGTCCGCAAGGCCTATACAGAGATGGAGAAGAACAGGCCGGCCGGTTCGTTCAAATCATTCAAGGCCGCAGACTTCGAGCAGTGGATAGACTTATACCAACCAGATTCCGTCGTCGATGGCATGAAGGAAGGCGTCCTTAATCCCGTCTTCGCCCTGCATGAGGCCATTAAGAACCCCGATAAGATGTCCGAAGGTAATCCGTTCAAGGACTGTAAAGAGAAGCCAACCATCAAGGAGGCATGGTTGTATGAGGGTTGCGTCGATGAACGCGGCGCTAGACCAAGGAACGCGAGGGCGAAAGAATCCATGCGTAAGGCCGGTAGGCTCGGGCACAGGATCGCGCATGTGGAGGGGCATGAGAACGTTCTGGAGGCCCTAAAGAAAAGTGACGCGGCGTTCGAGAACCAACCGAATAGGACAAAAGAGGCAAAGGCAAAAGAGTCGGCGATACTCAAGGCATTGCGTGAGGACGGATTCGGGGACTTCTCGTCACTCGGCGGCCAGTACGACATAAACCAGTATACCGAGTACGTGCCTCTCACAGGTGGGCCGTTCTACCGACAGCTCTACATCTACGACTTTCTCAAGCAGATAGCCTACTCGTTCGAGGCGGCAAATCACAACCCGCTGGCGAAGGCTATCCTAAACATTCTCACCCTCTACGCCTTCGGTAGACGTTTCGAGGTCAGGATCAAGAAGGACAAGCAAAAAAAGATTTGGGATGAATTCGACAACGAAAAACACATAGTCAGCAACGTGAGCCGGTTCTGGTCTCGTGAGTTGGAAATGTATGGAGACTGGTATCTCCACAAGAAGACCTGGCAAGCCGTGGACCCCTCAACGATTTGGGACATCATAACCGAGCCTGAGAACATCGAAAACGAGTTTTACGCCTACCAAGCCTACCCGACCCAATACCAGATTTACACAGGGTTCCGCGTGGCTGGAGCGCCTGGGGGTGAAAAGCAGCCTGGCTCGAAGTACATCATCAAACAAATCCCCATGCAGGACCTCATCCACGTCAAGATCAACTGTGCGTCGAATGAGAAGCGCGGGCGGTCGTCCCTGTTCTCTATCCTCGGTTGGCTGAAGCGCCTTAAGGACCTCTACAACGCCCAGGTGATACGCGAGTGGCTCTACTCCTCATTCATTTGGGATGTAAAAATATCAGGGAGCGAGACCGACGTACAAAACTACGCTGCTTCGTTCCCTTCCATGCCGAATCCCGGTAGTCCGTTCATCCATAACCAGTCCGTGGAGTTGAAGCCACAAGCGGCCCTACCTTCTTCTGGAAAGGCTGGTGGTACTGGAATGGGCGAGGAGTTGATTGGGTTCATAGCCGTCGCCCTGCAAATCCCGAAGGAGTTTCTGAACGTCCGGTCCTCGGGTGGTGGCTCAAGAGTTCAGGCTCTCACCGCGGCTGAACCGTTCACCAAGAGGATCGAGGACATTCAATCGACGTGGGAGGAAATTCTTACCGAGATTTTCAAGACTGTCATGGAGCAGAACGGGGTCGATTACGAAGAGGGAGACGTTGAGTTTTTGTTCCCGTCCGTGACGAAGGATACAACTACCGAGACTCTCCAGAATCTAGCCCTCGCAGAAACCCAAGGCTGGCTATCAAAGAGAACATGCGCGGAGATGGCCGCCAAAGAACTCAACATCACCTCATACGACTTTGAGGAAGAGCAGAGCATCATGAAAGACGACGACTCCGATGGATTCAACTTAAACGGCGGGCCAAAGATTCCAGGTGGCCGGTTCGGGTTTCCAGATGAAGGGAGTGATGACGGAAAATCACCGGTACACGGTAAAGGAAAGGTCGAAATGAAAGATGAGATGGCGGTCATATGACGAGGTTTGTTGATTTTACTCTCGTTGCTGGTCTGGCTCTAGCCATCGCATTCTTCCTTGTCTTGGGTGCTTCAATCGTGCTCTCGTGGATATTCAAGATATGAGTCGGACTTGGTTTCTTGTAGCCATGTTCGTCATCTGTGTTTCGTCTCTCGGGTGTTCTGGTGTTACCGCTGAACGCCGCGGATGGGAAGACGGATATGCGGCTTACCACGCGCACACGTACCAGAAGGGGTTCCAGAATGGATACCGAGCCGCAGGATTGATTGATAGGGGTATGGACGTGCCAGAAGAGGACAGGGAGCCGAATCAGTGAAATTCCCGACGCAGCTTTCCACCGTTAATCGCCTCCAAAAGTCGGTTAACGACGACATGGAAGTTGTGCGCTTGAAGTGGGCGTCGGAACTTTGGAAGGAATGGCGGTCGTGCCGGCGTGATTTGATTTCCGGTATCGTCCACGCCTACATGGTCATGAAGGAACATGGAGGTTGGGACCATAGGCGTCTACGCATGACTGGTATGGAGAATCAACTTAGAGCTTACTTCCGCCGACGACTTGCGCAATTCCATGCCACCTCCGTGGTACTCATGCGAAAGGCCTTCGCCGACATCAAGAAACAGAGTGCTTTGCGTCATGCATGGTTTCTGGATCAAGTTGTCCCGGTCAACAAACAGGTCCGCTTGCCGGACTACGCGAGGAGCCGTGAGGCCCAGCTACCGGGTGATCCAGAGATTTGGGTTGACCGATGGGGGATGTGGCTGGACGCATACGATGAAGCTCTAGCCCGAAACGTTGCCATGAACGCCATGAACCAGGGATCGCTTAATGATGCCATGGCTGAGGTGGATGCAACCCGAGTTAACACACCGGCTTATCCTATCGCAGGTGCGTTAGATCGTATGTTCGACTTCGAAGCGTTCGCCGCGCAGATGCAGGGAGAGGACGACATCGCTCAGACGAACGAGGACCTCATTGACGAGGAAATATGGATGGTCAGCAGCCGAGCTAACGTATGCGATGACTGCATGGACAACGAGGGGAAGACGGCGGAGGATGTGGATGGGGACATCCCACTCCACCCAAACTGCGGGTGCTTTTGGGAGATGCACCCAAAGTCCTACGGTGACCTACTGCGGTCCGGAAGGGCGGAGGACAGGGAATTGGCCGCGCAGATGGAGAGGCTCGGGATAGACGGCGGGTCCCTCGTCATCCGCAACGAGGACGGGGAGGTTGCGGCCAAGGTCGTCGTCTCGTTCGGGGAGTGGCTTAAGGGGCAGGGCGTGACTTTGTTTGGAGGCGTGAGATGACCGAAAATGAGGCCGTTAAGATCATCACATACGCAGATGTAAAAGATTCTGTATTCATCGACGTTACGGTGGATGGAAGTATGAACGATTGTCAGGTGGTTTCAGATGGATTGTCGAAACATTTTCCTGATCTAAAGTTTTACGTTCACAACACATGCGTTAAATTGGACGTTGTGACTCCGACCAAGTTTGTTGACAAAGTAATTGAAGCGGAACGAAGAGCATGGAGCGAGGTATTCATGCCAGAAATTCTCAAAGCATTGGAAAAGAAATGAGGCTTCACTCGCGTACATATTATGTCTCTGCCTTCTGGCTGTGGTTCAACCACTCCAAGATAGTGAAGACGTGGGAATTGTTCCAGACATGGCGGAGCGCCTGTGCCACGGTCCGGTCCATGCGATTGTTTCAGAGGCTCATGAAGGACAAGAAGTCTGGCATGACTCAGATCGTACAGAACTATGCGCTTCGAATGGCTATCTCCATGCACATGTCGAAGCTGGACTCGATGAGGATCATGCATTGCCGATTCTGCGACGGGACAGCACCCCTGCACAAGCACATGGATTACTTCCTCTGCCCGAGGCACTACCAGGCTGTAGTGGCTGACGAGGCGAACAAGGCGAAGTCGAACGGTGTCGTGAAAGATGCGAAGGAGGCTTTGAAGCTCGTAAAACCAATTTGACCGCAACTCATCTGACGACGGTCAGATGATGGGGCCTTAACCCCTGCGGTCGCACGGCATTAAGGGGCCGTGGATTCACGCGAAAGCGTGGGTTCACGGCCCTTTTTTGCCTCATTCAAGACTGACCCGACATTCGGGAAGAGGAGACGACAATGGCAATCGACAGAGAGAAAGAACTTCAGGCGGAGAACGAGAAACTGAAGGCACAGCTTCTGGCTGCGCAGGGTGGCGGAGTATCAGCTCCTAAGCCCCAAGAGTTCCGCATGGACGGGGAGAACGACCCGATGGAGTGCCTTAACAAGGTGAAGTGCCTTAAGGGTCACTCGGCATGGAACCAGAAGCCTGGACATGTCATCTGGTCCATTGAGTCCCATGCGCACGTCGTCGAGTGCCTGGAATGCAAGAAGTCCGGCGGGAACGGTGTGTATTTCATCAGCGACAAGAACCACCAAGTTTTCCCTGCTCCTGACGGTTGGGTCTCTCAAGTCGAAGAGTCTCAGGCGGAAATGGCGGGTAAACGATGAAGCAAAACGTATTCGAACATCTCGACTCTGGAAGGCCAAGCCTCGTAAAGAGATTGGGAGAAAACGGAGACGTAGTCAAAACGGTGATGGCGTACTTAGGGCTCCTGTGGTCCGTATCGCGTCTACATCGTAAGCCCGTGGCCGGCGTGAGGATTGGTGAGTTGCATGGATGCGACGGAGACGTGTTCCGGGCTCCGGTTCACTTCACAACGCCTCTCATCGGTACTGCCATGAATCCATATGGCAAGGGTTCGGACTTCTTCGAATTCACCAAGGCGAAGGCCATGGCGATGGCCGGCGTCCTCTACCTCAACCCTACGCTGGAGAAGTTCTTCGAACGTATGGTCGAGACGATAAGCCAGTGGGCGGCACACAAGAGGTGTGCGTTCTCGGAAGTCACCATCGAAGAACCAATCCTAACGAAGGACTTGTCGACGCTCCAGTTCCGTCTCGTCAAGGGTGTGAAGCATGGTGGTATCTCGCAAGGTGACGAACAAAGGGAAGCCGAACTTATGGAAGAGGCGAGAAAAAGGATGGGGCTTGTCCGTGCCGTCGCGTGACCTAAGTCCAGATGAGGAAAGGGTCCTGGAGAAATACAGGGATGCCAGGTCCAGGGCATACGCAGGAATGGAGATCGTCGTCTCGTGCGCCGTACACGGCGGGAAGATCGTCCAGATCAATACCACAGAGAAGGATAGGCCCATGATGCTCACGAGATGCCGGGAGGCAAGAGATGATTGACGATGGAGGAGTTCTCGTCCTTGAAGAGACGGAAAGGGTGTCCGGGAACCTGTCTCTTAGGGAGACCACCGTTCAACCGGCGGTTCAGGCGAAGCCTTACCTGGAAGGACCAAAGGTACAGGTCGTCCTACTCACCGAAGGGTTGGGGAACATCGTTGACAAGAACTACTACGGCCCCGAAGCCGTGCGGTCCATGCCGCAAGCATTCGAGGGTGTGTCCATGTTCCTCGACCATCCAGATAAGGACGAGGAGAAGATCATACCGGAGAGAAGGGTCCGGTCGAAGGTCGGGTACTTCAAGAACCTACGTGTGGAAACCGTTAGAGGAAAACTTGGGTGCGTCGGAGAGGTCCATTTCGACCTATCCGAGGAAGGACGGAACGCATTTCAGAAGGCTAAGACAGCCATCCATTATCGGGAGGACGAGTTCCCAGGTCAGGACAGAGAGTACGTTGGAATCTCCATCAACGCCGAGGCGTCGTCTTATGAAAACCGGGAAATGACTGTTGAAGGTAAAAACCTCCGCGTCCACTACGTTTTTGGATTCAAGGTGCCAGCCGACTCAGCCGACATGGTGACCATGCCGGCACGCGGTGGTGCCTTCCTCGCGCTGATGGAAAGCATCTCAGGTGCGGGGAACAGAAACAAGGAGGCGTCAATGAAAAAGACCCTGGAGCGTCTCGAAGCGGCGCAAGCCGCGCTCAAGGCGGCCGAGAGCGAGAAAGACGCTGATGCGCGGAAGCAGAAGGTCGCTGAGGCGCGTCAGGTCGTCGATTCCCTCTTGGCGGATGTGCGCGAAGCGGCCAAGAACATCGAGGCCGAACGTGGGAAAGGAAAGCAAGGAGAAGGAGAGGGTGAGGGTAAGAAAGGGAAGCAGTCGGAGTCCGAGGACGAAACGGAGTCCGAGAAGAAGAAGGGTAAGCAAGCCAAGAAGGGCAAGGACGGGGAGGATGAAGACGAGGACGAAGGCTGCGAAAAGAAAGGCAAGCAGTCCGAGTCCGACCGACCGATGGCCCGATTGGCCGCCCAGTCGTTGATCCGCGAGTCGGGAATCGCGGAGAAGTACTTCAACCTCGACAAGATGGAGAAGATGACCGTCGAGGACATGAAGGAGTACGTGGCGGACAAGAAGCAAATGCACGAGGCGGCCCTGGAGAGCATCCGCTCTGTCATCCCGGCCCACCTTGCGCGTGAAAGCGGCCTCCCGGCCGCAGAAGGGGAGAAGACGACTCTGAACTCCGAGTTCGCCGCTCCCAGGCCGTAAAAGGAGGCTGACACATGACCACTGGAATCGACAACCTGGTCCAAGGGGGCGAGTTCTCCCCCATGCCGTACCCCATCGACACCGGCGGAACGTACGGGTTCAACCAGGGCGACATGCTGTGTTACGACACCTCGGCGCACTACGTCAAGGTGGTTTCATCCGACGCCACGGCAGCGTATTTCTGCGGCGTCGCGGGAGATGGGCCGTACATCCAGCCCTATTCCACCAAAGAGTACGCCGATCAGGTGGCTGTCCGAACCCGCGGCGTGTTCCGGTTCAAGACCACGGCTGGAGAGACGTATCTCGACGGCCAGGCTGTATACATCGGGGCGGACGCTCAGACGGTTAGCAACACGGCCTCCGCTGGCGGAGGTACCAGCTACCCCGTGGGGGTTGTGAAACTCCCTGTCGGAATCACGTCGCTACTCGCGGCAGTGGGATACGTGGAAGTGCATATCACCGTGCGCTTCCCGGCCCTGACTCAGTAAAGGAGGGGGAAACAATGGCGATTAAAGAAGAAGCCCTCCCGCAAGTGAAGAGCCTGTTCGACCGCCGTTTGGAAGAGAACCGGAAGGTCCGGTCCATCTATGCCAAGCACGCGATCAACGAGGCTCGGCGGGCAGTGAAAGAGTCGTTCAGGATCGACATGGACGACGACAAAGAGGGGCGTTTCAACTTCTCCGACCCCCTCTTTGGTTTGCCACAGGAGATGGGTGGTTGCGGAGGGTTCAAGGCTATGCGCGAGACGTGCAAACGCCTGGGAGCCCGTGAAGCGTCAGGTCCGGCGATGTTCTCCGCCCTTCTCAAGGCAGGGATCAACAACATCGCTAATGAGTGGTATCAGTTGGTCACGACGGTGTACGACAAAATCGTATCCGTCACTCCATCCACTCACGCGGTCGAGCCCTACGCGCCCATGGCGCGCGGGTCAACGCCGCGCAGGACGCCGACCGGAACGCCGTTCAAGAATACTCGTCTTCCTCAACCGTACGACATCCAGTTGAAGAACGAGAAATTCGGAGCCATCTCGTCCGTCGACCGTACGTTGATCGACGATGACCAGACCGGGCAGATCATGCAGCGCCTCCAGGACATCGGCCCTAACGAGGCTCTGCTTGAGGAAGCCTGGGTCATGGGGAAGTTCATCTCGACGTCCGGTGGGACGACCTACCAGGGAGACTATATCCCAGCGTCGGTCACCAAACCCGGAAATGAAGGTGGATCGACGTGGCCGTGGTGTACGGCGTTCACCGGTGGCGGGAGGAACATTCCTTCCTCATACACGGTGTTCTCCAACAGTCTGGTTCAACAGGCGGACTATTACCTGACGATCCAGAAGGACCTGAACGGGAACTTCATGGCAGTCGACCCGAACACCTTGCTACACGGGCCTGGCGTTAAGTTCGTCGCCTTGGAACTGATGAACAGCACATGGTACCCATCCACGGCCGTCTCTCTCATCGGAGGCGGAGCGGTTGGGGCCACGTCCACGTACCTCGGCACCACGTTCGCCAACAACGTCATGAAGGGCCTGTATCAGCCCGTCATGAGCCGGTTCCTGCCCTCCGGGGCGTGGGCCGTTGGCGAAGCGCATCGCGGGATGGTCTTCCAGATGCGAGAGGGTCTCTCCGTGATTCAGGAGAACCCCACGGCGGAGGTGTCGTTCGAGTGGGACGAGCTCAGGTTCCGGTCGAAGTCCCGATGGATGACCGACTGGATTGAGCCGCGATTCTGGTTCCTCGGAAACGACGGGACTGCTACCTGATTCCAAAGCGGCGGGACCCGACAACGGGACCGCCCACAATTTACAGAGGCGAACGAAGTCAATCGCCCGGCACTAGGAGGAAGGACATGAAGCGTTTTGTAGAAATCCTGTTGGTCGTCCTTTGCGCGGGCACGGCCAGCGCAACTGACGAACCTGACGGCAGCGAACATTACGGGAACCTATGGGGCAATCACGACATCCCTGACTGGAAGCAAGGTCCTTGTGTCTAGTGCGTCAGGCGTTCTTTCAGAGTCCGGTGTGTCTACGACGACGCTTTCTTATCTGGATGCTACGAGTTCCGTGCAAACGCAGATAAACACGAAAGCATCGACGGCAACGCCTGTGTTCACAGGACTGTCAACGTTCAACGGAAACATATCGTCTACGGGGACCATTTCAGGACTATATGTCGTTCCAACAATTGACGTGACAATTGCCACACCAACAGTGACCAGTGTGTTTTGCCGGGACAGTAGTTTCAATGTGTACATATCGACTGAAATTGTCGACATCAAAGGCTGGAAGAAAATAAGCCCCTGACCATGACTGAAAAGCCATTTGGAGTATTTGGTCGTCCGAATCTGGATGGGCGATTTGAAACTGTGAACGGGATGCGATTGTCTTCATCGGATAAAGAGTCTCGCGCAGAGGTATTGGAAGAAGCGAGAGACAGGAAGCGCATCGAAGACAGGAATGCGTTGCGACCCAAAGACAAGATTGGGGAATTGATTAGGGCAACGCACTTCACAGAAAACAAATTGTTCCCGGTCCAGTTCAGAGGATCGACGTTGAGTGTGAGCAGGTACTACCCGGAAAGGAACGCAGCGATAGACCTCTTCGAGGACATACACGGGGCGGAGAAGCAGGAGATTGAGTTCAAGAGGGACATCTTCAAAAAAAACGGGGTTAGGTACGCGGCGCTCAGCATGAAATCTCAACTGGCATCTGTAGTCGAACAATTGGGGATATGAAATGACTCTTGCCGCTCTCATAACGTCTCTGAGAATCCTCGGGCATGACGGTCCGGCGGATCACACGATATTCGGGGAGAAACTTGGGGCGGTTCCGAACGGGTTTCCCGTAGACGGGTCGAACACGGTGTTCAAGATCGGAGGACAGGACGGGCATTCCACGCCCATCGTCGCAGGTTCCGTCTACCTGACTTACCCGGCAGACCCAACGAAGAGGAGGATAACCACAGGATTCACTCTTTCCGACGCAGTCAATGGGTTCATAACGTTCTCGGTTGCACCTGCGTCCAGCACCGAAATCCTCGCGGACTATAACTACTACTGGTTCTCAGACGCGCAATTGACGGAGTTCATCAATGAGGCCGCGCAGACAACCGTAGCAGGGACTACAGACCCGACGACGATAGACGCGAACCTCGTCCAGGCGATGCTCCAGTTCGCCCTTGCGAGCTTCTTCCAATCCAGAGCGTCTCAGTATGCGGAGAGATACGCGACGAGCGGAGGACAGGCCGGGACGAGCGTGGACCAAGTGGCGAAGATGTATCTCGACTTGGCGAAGGCGGCGACGATTAGAGCGACGCAGTACCGGGACGACTATTACAAGAGGCAGGGTCAACGGGAAGCCCCATCCTCTGTGGTTGTGAATTTCAGGATCGACCCGATAACCCCGTTCCGTTGATATGGCCGGGAAGACATCATTCAGCATTCAGATCGACGTTAAGAATGCCGAGGTCTTTGAGGAGATAAAGGAAAGATTTCTAAACCTCCAGCCGGCCTATGAAGCCTTCGTCGAGGCATGGTCCGAAATCAATAAGGACATGTTCGAGAAGTCTGAAGGCGGGGAGATGATGGGGTCTCAGGTGGACCCGGATGTTTTCTGGCAACCCCTGAGCGCGGCGTACAGGAAGGCTAAGCAGAGGGAAGGATACCCAGATCACCTGATGGTAGCTACCGGGGACCTAATGCGGGCGCTTACAGACCCCGACCTCGTGTTTCAGGCGTTAGGACCACAGGACGCTGTGTTTGGGTCTCCACTTTCTCCAGATGACGCCGACAAGGTCCGGTACAACTGGAAGACGAGGCAGAGCGTGTTCTTTTCATTTCCAGATCAAAGGGCATTGAAGAGAATCCTGAAGGACTACCTGACGATGGGTGAGGGTTTCGAGCAGAAGAGGGCGGAGGCAGGTCTTGCGGCCGTCAGGCGGCGGGCGGAGGCGTCTCAGATGGAGGTTGATTTTCAGAATGACTTGGGCGCAGACGCCGGGGTGTGGTGATGGACAGGGTTAACACAACTCTTACTGTCGTTAACGATACGGACGTCCGCGGTAAGGCCATGAGAGACCTCATATGCCAGTACATCACGTTTCCGCAGAAGGGGAACTACGGGTTTCGGGCGGAAGGTCCGAACCCCTGGATTCAGTATCCGTCCTTGTTCGTTGAACCA